AAATATCTCTCTCCAAGTTCAAGCATCTCAATGATGTATGCCTCAGCATCCATGATATCCCAGAGGGCTGAACGAGGGAACATTAATAACTGTTGTTCGAGTTTCTTAATAGTTGCACAAGCTGCATTGTGGTAGATGTAGCCACCTCGGTAGTAAGGTACTAGTTCCTTAATCCGGTGTTCTTTCTTCATCCCACCTCTGGCTTTTAACCAGATGAGTTCATAGAACGTACCACGTTTGAACATCTCATTCTTAATCGGCTGCTTGATAAATTCATTAAGAGACGTTTCCTCAATCCCTAATACTTTTGCACCTAGCATTGCAGCCATTCCGAACATAGCGGAATAGATTTCATCAGGGTACATTTTTTCAGATACGATGTCTCGGATGAAGATCTTTGAGGAATTAAGGTCAATTCCTATCCCTATGATTGCAGATTCAGCCGAGTGAATCTTGACCGTTTTAGCTGGGTCGAGAATGACTACTGTTTCAATAGTATGGTCTTGCTGAATCTGCATGTCTTGTAGTGTTAAATCACCTTCATTTCCATGCCTGGTTGGTGGTAAGTTGTAGTAATGGAAGTATTCACTTCTGAATGAAGAGTCCTTGGTTGAAATAGGTAAGTTTCTCAACTCACGAAAGAACACGTCAGTCTGTCCAGCACTCACATGCTGATTCCATTCCTTCATTACATCTTCATTAGACATAAATTCGGGGGCGGAGGATTGGAAGTTATCATCACAAGCTTCAAGTCGGACAGAAGCCCATTCAGGAGAGTCGAGTAACTTCTGCAATACCGAGTCTTCGTGTTTCAAAGTATCTATATACACGATCTTCCAATTCTTCGACATAGGTCCTACACGCGGTACTGATTTGACTACATCAGCATAAAGCCATTCATATTGTTTCTTCCTATACTCATCATTGACGATCTGTTCAGGGTCTTCGAGATCATCTATAACGATCAAGCCAGGTCGATCATTTTTAAATAAGACTCCCCGAACCTGTTGTCCAGCTCCACGCGGCCAGACTAACGTATCAAATGCTACCCAAGCTTTCTTACTAAACACTTCATCGAATTCTTTGTTGTCTACATCTCGATGGCGGAAAGAACCAAAGAATGCTTTAATAGAACGATTGGTTACTAGTTCACGTCGAAGATTTTCAGTCTGCAATGAAGCAGCGTCATGGCTCTTGTTGATGTAGACTATAAACCCTGTATGTCTAAACATGATCCATCTTGCCATAAGTGCGAGGGCTACGATAGAAGTCTTACCCCAACCACGAGGGGCTGCAATCGCGACTTTTTGCTCATCTGAATCGATCAAGTCAAATATCTTCCCATGTACGTTCTCAGCAAATGGCATAGAAAAACGCTCTGGGAAGAAAGTAAGCGCAGTCATGCGAGTGCTAAGGGCACATTTTTGAAGAATTATTTCAAGTTCTTTATCCATCAATTAATCTCAAATTGCCCAGATATAAAAAAGAAAGCGTTGGCCGTTAGATCAGCATCTGTCACTGCCGATACACCACCAGTAGCGAACTTATAAATCAAAATAGATGTACTATTAGATGTTATAAGTGCAACAGGATTAGTTGTTATGCTAGCATTCATAGCTGTCGCAATAATATTACATACAGAATCGGTATTCACAGTTGTGTTTGATAGAGCTGGAAGTCCAGTTATCGCCACTGCTCCAGTAAGTGCACTTAGGCCATTCGCTTGAACTACTAAACTGAAGAATATTCTATTACCAATTAATGTATATCTACCAACTCGTCTTGCATATGTAGAAATCCCTGTACCACCTATGGTAAGAGTGGGTGTAAATGTACCTGATCCAAATATAGACCCAGCCCCTGTATTAGTCCAGATAATAGAGCCACCACCTATATCTGTAACTAAATTATCTCCATTTAAGATAGCAGTACTAGCCGTTAACTGAAAAAGCATCAAGCTGGCTTGCTGTGCTACGACTGCATTTTTATGATTGATAGTTCCATATGCTCCAATGGCTATAGCAGGTGAAGCAGTGGAACCAATAGCTGTTAATAGATAATCAGAGATGTTTAATACAGATCTTTGACCGGCCGCTAGCCCGACCACAGCTATTTGCGTATTAACACTATCATATTCTATATGTGGTGCAAGCATAGTTATAAATAATTCAGTTGCAGTGCTATCTTTTATCTTACTATTATAGTCAAATGAACAAGATATAAAATGAATATCTCCATTAAGTGAAGTATCTGTGTGCATGACTAAAGTATTAGCTGAGAATAAACTTCCAATAAAGGAGATTTTTTCTAATCTATTTGTATAGCCAGTACCATCTAAAACAAGCGCATTAACACAAGCTGTAATTGTAATATTACTGAAGGTATTAATATAAGTATTAGAACCAAACTTTATACCATTAGTAAATCCCTGTATTACTAGACCATTGATTTTTAGGTACGCTGCAGAGTATGCAAGTGCATTTGCATCCTGCCCAAGAAACATAGCAGTAGCAGTATTCCCTGCATTAGTATTAATTATTTTAATAGTGCCTTTAATAAAGTTATAACCAGATACCCCTGATACAGTATTACCATACTGAGTTGAAACTTCTAAAAACTTACCAGATGCTAAAGTTGTTGTAAGAGTAGCATTCCCCAATCCGACTATTGGTACAGCCGGACTCCATGTTAAGCCAGTAGATACTAAATACGTCTTTGATTGAAATACTATCTCTGCAAATCCACTATTGACAGATCTATCATGAGCAGCCTGAATCGCTACAGTGTCATTAGTTGTACCATTGCCTAAGGCTCCCCACCACTCTGGGTAGACCTCTCTTACATTCCCAAAAGACACTGTTCCAGCCCCAGCAAAAGCTTGGTATAGTCCAGCAGAGAAGTCACCAGATATTGTTAAGGCTACACCACCAGATAAGGTTAAAATACCTCCATTGTTAATTTTAAAGCTGATATTTACTGGAGATGTATCAGTGAGTCCAACTGTAGATGGTGTAGTGCTTATTAAAGTAACTGTATTAGTACTTATCCATGTTATAGCAGTACGTAAGGTAGGGAACCAAGAGAGGTTTAGTTCAGTCCCATCCCTAAATCGAAAGTTTCCAGCACCTGCAAAGAGTTGGTAGTTGCCGGCCTCGACATGGCCAATATTCGAGACGGTGATTCCAGCGTTTACTGTTAAGATATTACCTGGAGAATCCCATTTAAGGTTTACACTATTACCAAGGGAATAACTCGCTGTAATTGTCTGAGCTTTGGAAACTATCAATGTAATAGTATCATTACCCGTTAAAGCAAACGCTGTCTCGATATTCGAGAACCAACCAGTTTGGACTATTGTACCAGAGGCAAAGTCTATATTACCTACACCTGTGAAGATTTGACGATTTGGGGCTATGATATTATTGGTGTTGATAGTGAGCTGACCTGAGTTAGTTATTGATCCATTTCTATCGAATTCAAGAGTAACATTAGACGGGACTGTTAGATTAGTAACTACCTGAGGAGATACTATCTTTACCGTTCGAGTGTTTGCCCCAACTGCAGTTATGGCTGCGTTGAGAGTTGAGTATGCTCTTGAATCAGTCCAGATGCCTGACGCATTAGTTACTATTACATCGGAGAAAAACTCCGCATTTAATCCTGTAGAGAAAGAGAGGATGAGGATTAAGGAGAGAAAAAATAACTTTAGGTTTTTCATATCTATTGCTCCAGTTCGATTAATTATTAATGGGTCTTGGTTCAGCCGACCCTAACTTATCCCGCCAACTACCTTGTCTGATTGGGATAGTTTTAGAGTTCATCTTAGATGCAACTGTTACTGTACTCAATCTCCACTTCTTATCCAAGTAGGACTTATTCTTAGCCATTAACTCAGTAATGTTGAAGTTCTCGGTTTCATGGAGGAGGGTAAATGTAGTTCTTCCATGATGAGTTATGCAAGTATCAACTAATAACTTTACATCATAACCGAACTTCCTAGCTGCGATGCAGTAGTCATTGTCATCCCACATACCTAGTGCATAATTAGTATCGAGTAAACCTACTTTATTAATCACTTCTTGCTTGATTACTGCACAGAAAAACGCAACGAAGGTAATGTCAAGTAGGCAACCTGGATAGTAGAATTCTAGAATTTTGTTAGTGATATCTAGAGGTATTCCATAGTCAACAGGCATTAGGTATGAATGGAGGGCTATGTTATGTTGCGAGTCGTAGGATCGATCCCCTCTAAGTGGAGTAGTCATAGCACCTACAATACCAAGCTTTGGGTTGGCTTTGAAGGAATTAATTAGCTTTTCAAGCCACCGATCGGATACGACTGTGTCATTGTTAAGAAGGCAGATATAGTCTGCATGTGAGGCCTTAATACCCTTATTCACGGCATTGACAAAGCCTTCGTTCGTAGGCATATTGATACGCAAGTGGGAGATATTTGAGATTGCTTTTTCTACCTTTGAAGTATCTTTCGATGCATTGTCTACCCAGATGACTCGGTAGTCTACGGATGAAGTACATTCTTTAATACTTTTTAGACACTCAACTGTATAATCCTCATTGTTGTAGGTAGGGATTATAATGTCACAGGTGAAGTGATCGGCTATTTCAGTATCTCCTCGATAACCTTGATGGACTGCATTGACGTGGGTATAGTTTACACCCTGAACCTTACGCCCATGAGGGCAACGATCATAGTGGTTGCGATCGAGAAGGGATATTCCTTCCTCGATGCACTCTTCACCTAGGTCATTTCCAGGGTAAGGAGTGAAAAAGGCCCAAGAAGGCATCTCGGCCTTGATACCGTCGGCCATTTTTGCAGTTGCTTGCATGTCTTCTTTAGTTTCCCAAGGTAGACCAATCATGTAGTTGGCATATATCTTAGCACTGGTACTATGGATGATATTTGCAGCCTCTAGATTTTGCTCAACGGTAGTTCCTTTGTGCATTTTGTCAAGGATTTTCTGACTTCCTGACTCGAAACCTACGGAGATTAAGTCCCAGCCGACTTTGACTAGGGCTTTGACTAGATCCTGATACTTAACGATTCCATCTGCCCGACCTGAAGCCCAGAATGGAAGGCCAACTTTGGGATATTTCTCGATGAACTCTTCAATCCAGGTAGGTTGGATTAAGAAAGTATCATCATGGATCATGATACACTCAGGGTTAAGGATCTTTTTCAACCAGAGCATTTCCTCTATTAAGGAATCTACAGATCGACGTCTGAGTTGTTTGCCAAAGTGATTATCTTCAATCGGTTGACAGAAGCCACACTTATAAGGACAACCCCTGGCAGATACAACCGAAGTCATCTTAGTTAACTTATTCCCATACCACCAGCCCTTACAGTCTTCAATGGCATTCTTATACATTCCTCGATCGAACCAGGGTAAGTCGTCCAGGTTGGAGGGCTTCTCACCTACAATAGTTCGATTAAATTTTGATGGATCTTGGAGAAACTTTGGAAAGGTAATCTCGGATTCACCTTGGAAGATGTAGTCTATGTCAGAATTTTCGATTAGGTCATTAGGTGCGGCTGTAGCATGATAGCCTCCAACCATTACTTTGGAGCCTTGCTCCTTGGCCATTTGGAGGACTTTCATTCCGAGTGGGTAGTAGGAACTCTTTAGGCCAAATGCAATCAAATCATACCCTTTACGATCTGGTCCTTTGATGCAAAGTCTTAACTCTTCATCTGTCTTAGCCTTCTTCATATCGAAGAAGTCAACTTGACACCCAGCCTTCTGAGCCGAGGCAACAGTCATTCCTGCACCGTGGTCATGCCAGGCGTCGAGGCCTTGACCGGAGTAGGGGTAGAGAGCTAAGATTAGAGTTTTCATAAGTTCCATTAATTTTTAATTGATCTTTATACTACGCAGGAATGTCCGCTGGATTACGCATCAACATGTTTCTCTTTGCTTCTTGATAAACCTGATCGATTTGAGTATCGGACAATCCAGCCTGAGCCATGTAGGCCATGTAGGTTGTAAGACCCAACTTTGCTAATTCAGCGATAGCCGCTATCTGCAATGGAGTCATTATGCACCTCCTGCAAGCGATGTAAGTTCGGTGATTAAGTCTGTAATCGCTGCTGATTGTTCAGCGGGAGGAGTCCCACCTGCATCTGTAATTGCGATGTAGGTACGGAGCAAAGGCCATATTTTGGATAAGATGAGTTTTTTCTTGGCAACCAACTCCTTCTGCACTGGAGTAGATTTAGGATTCTTTGCCATAGTCATAGTATCATCATAGATCTGATTATAGATCTGCATCCATACAGCCGCTTGCTGTTTCGCTGTTAAGGGCTTATTTGCCTGCATAGAAGCGCAGGAGAAGGCCATTAATAGGAAGAAGGGAAGGAAAGCTAGTTTTATTCTCTGTCTCATTTTATTACTCCTTTATCTGAACATTCAGGATCCTTTCCTGAGTCTATAAGCCCAGGGACTCCTGTGGTTTCAGTTCTATTAGCACCTGAAACAGTTTGACTTTTAGATAATGCTACACCTACTATTAATGCAATAGCTGTGATACTATTAAGAGTTGAAGTAGGAATGCCTATATTTACTCCACTAGTTTGAAAGGCTTCAATAATCTGAGGGATTGCTGCAGTTATAGCCGCTAACCATGTATGCCAGGAACGACCGAAGAACTTTTCAAGCCATATGACTATTAAGCCTTTTTCGTCCATTAAGTTCTACCCTCCCATAATATACTGAAGTGATTTCCATCTTTGGTTTTAAAATCTCCACCCCATCGGTTGAGTGGGCTTAAAGATTTCCAATAAGTGCCTAGAGCATGGTAAGAATCTGAGTCAGTCAAGTACATGTCATTCTTGAACAAATTCAAGTCTTGTGCTAGTCTAATATAATGATTAGAATGCTCCATATGACTTGATTTGTCTGCATCAAAAGACTCTCCAAATGTAAGTTCAAATTTCTGTTCATAAGCCCAGATGATCAACTTAGCTATGTTTAATGTAAAGGCCTGTTGAGCATCTGAGAGTTTCATACCAAGGGTCCAGTTGTCATTGATTCATTGGGCGCTGATGCTCTCGGACACTCTGCATTCGGTTGGATAACTTCGCACTCGACTACCAAACCAGCTTCCCTTGCAGCTCTCATTCCTCTTTCTTTAAACTCTCTGATCTCATCGGCGGTTAAGATGGTGGAAACCGAGGAGGTTTGAATCTTTGTAGGTGCTCTGAGACCAGAGAGTTCAAGAACTATTGTATCAGCTACGTCTTTGCGATCTTTTAAGGTTGCTTCACCAGATTCATTATCGAAGATTTCGTGGTAGACTTGCAAGGCCTTGGCAGTAAGGACTCTAATTTTTTCTGAATTTTTTTTCGCTTCGTCGTCTTTAACTCCACGAATCTCAGAAAGTTTCTTTTGTGCTAGTTCACCATTAAGGGTGTTACTTACCGTCTGCGGATGAATACCTAGGATCTCCGCTATATCAGTTTGCTTAAGACCCTGTGCAGCAAGATTAACTATCTCATGCGTCCTCTGCCACATCTGCTTAACGTCGTAAGTTTTTCTCTCGCCTTCTTCTGCACGTCTCAAGTCTCGATCACGAAACTCAAATCCGTATAGACCATTGCGAGTTTGCACGTTCTCCATTGATTAATCCTTAAGCAATTTCAGTTGGATCTTTTTAACTGGAAAAGATTCTCCAGTATTCTTACATTTCTTAATAAACTCTCGTTCTTCATAGTTCGGCTTACCTACTGTGAAGATGAGTTCGATTGTCTTAGATCGAGTAAGGAACTTTCCATTATACCTCTTCCTCGTGGCCTTAACCGTTAATGTTTCGCTGAGGTACTTTGTAGCTTTGTAAACTTTTGGTGTGAAGAGAATATACTCAGCTAAATCAGAAAATGCTTTAAATTCATTAGTGTCTTGCATAGTTAATCTCCTTGTAGCCTTAGCTTAAGGCGCTCCAGAAATTGAGGCAGTATTGCCTATTGATGATTATATCGTATCATACCTTTGACCTTTTGTCAAGGTTTTTCTTTGTGTATTTTTACAACCTACCTTTCAACTTCAATCCGGCTGGACCCATAAGATGGATCGCGTGAGACCCATTAATTATTAATCTGTCTATATCTTAAGTTCCATTTATTTTTAATGGGACTATGATCAATTGTACAATGGTGTACGTTCTCTCTAAATTCCTTCTAAAGTGTGAAGGGGCTAACCCACGGCCTATACGGATAGGAAACCCCCATCGGGTTTGGCTACGTCAAATCATCAATGATATCAATGACTTAAGGAAAGCACTTGACAAATACATAAACAAAGCGCATGATGAAATCGTAAACATCGAATAGTTTACATGCTCATTGACAGCACCCATATATGACAGGTTACATGGTGAACCTAACCCATATCCAATATGAAAGGGGTAACACCATGAACATGAGCGAAACTATTACGAATGTAACATTGACAAAGGCCTGCAGTATCAAGGCGGATAAGGACTCGACCGAGTCAAAGGTCATAAACCTGAAGGTCAAATTCGATGGGGCTACGTTGCAATCCGTATTTGACAAAGCTATTGCCGGAACTGTTATAACGTGGCAGAACGGTGTTGGTCGAAAGGGCTTTGATACGTTCAAGCCGAATCAAACGGTTGAGATTAGCTTCGTCGCGCCTGCAAGTAAAGCGCAAATTGACCCTATTGATGCAATGATAGCCAGTGCATCGGCTGCAGGTATGTCCGTTGAGGATTATTTGAGGGCTGAAATAGCCAAACGTATGTCCAAGTAGTTGTAATTATTAACCTTTTCACCATGTAACCTGTTTACCACCTAACCACCTAAGCAATTAGGTGGATTTTTTATGCCTGGTCACCTATACTACTACCTTGGGACTACAGTTCTACCTACTGAGGCCGTCCCGGAGAAGGGAATTAGTACGATTGGATTAGTTCCATTTATTATTAATGCGTCTGGAGTTAATTGTACCATCAAATACCTTGACATTACATTGTAGGTTTGTTATGATTATTGCATGTTTAATAATGTTTGCGTGTATAAAAGGCCTGTCATTATTTGGGGCTTGTAGGGATGTAGGTAAGTAATATATATAGTGTATATAGAGTATATATATATAAGAGAGTAAGGAAGAAGGATAAACCCTCCTTAAAGGACCTCTTAGAGCATCTTACACGACCAATATGGGTGGGAGGGTTTAGACAAGCAAACAATTTGAAACATGCAAACTTGCAATAATGCAAACAATTTAGGAGGATTAGAACTATGAATTGGGTAGAAGAGAGGAATAGAGGAATAGAAGAGGAGGTAGATAGGTATATTAGATACATAATGGACTCTTTTGGAGAGTGGATTAAGAATGATGAGAAGTTGTTTAGGGAAGTTATAGATATAGCCGACTTCAAGTATGGATTTAAGAATATGGATAAGGTAAGGACTATGTTGAGGGAGAAGGGACATGATGTTCCATTTAGGTGGGATTATAGAGAGAGGACCAGATAATGAATAAAGAGATTAAACAAGAAGCAAGTATACCTGTGCAGACAAGGACTAGTGTAGTTAGTCTAGCAGAATTAGATCAGTACTGGACTAGTGAAGGTAGAGGGATTAAGAGTATGAGTCAGTTAGTATCGTGGAGTGTGGAGTTACTATGTGAAGTGTTGAGAAGTAATGGGAAGATTAAGAGTATAGAGTCAATAGCTGAAGCTCATAGGTATTTAGAGGGAAGGGAGTTGTATCAACCAAGTTTGAGAAAGAGGTCATTTGATAAACTTGGCTCAGCTATTAGATTTGAGAACTTAAGAGAAGTTGGTGAAGATCCAGGTGAGGTTACTGAAGGGAGAGAGAATATTAATAGGGCATATAAGATGCTACATAATAAGACAAGCGTTCAACCTTTTAATGGAGTAGTACAGAGTCCAGGTATTAGTAATATGCTAGACTATTTCAATAATATAAAAGATGATGAAGTAGTACCAGTTATATCGAGTGGTGGGCAGATAAGAGAAATGCCAGCGTTTAAATTAGGCAAGGGAGATATGCCTAGTGAGACGTTTAATGAGAGGGAGAGAATTAGGGCTGAACGAGATAGAGCTGAACAAGAAGAGATGGATAAGTTTCTTGCATCACAGAAGAAGGAATAGATGCATTAATTATTAATGGGTCTTAGTATTGACCCGTTACAGCCGAACCAAAGTTGACCATTAAGCGCTATGCGCCTTTGGTCTAAGGTCAAACCAATGCGGATGTCAATTACTTCATCGACAAACTGCTGATGATTGTCTAAACAAAGTGCTTGACTTCTACGATGAAATGTGGTATGGTGTATTTAATGAATCAGACAATCACGCCGGATTCACACTATGGAGGAAGTACAATGAAAGCAACTTTACACATTACAAAGGCGAAGGATGAAAGTATTACATGGTCTATTCATTTAGGTTTTGGAGTATCAGTTGATAAATATAATAGTTATCGACTAATCGAAAATGCTATCAAGGCAGCAAGGAAGCAAGCGAAGAAATTGAATATAGATATTAACCGAGTTGAGTATCATGACTTTGATGGGAAGAGTTACGAGTTGGCTATTAATGGAGTAACTCATAAGTGCGTTATGGACTTGGCAAAAGGAAAGGTAAATGGATAAAGTCCGAGTCAAGGTATTAATCAACTGGTATGGTGAGGTATTGACATTCTACACCTATACAACCGGGTGCGAAGTATCCGAGTCTCTCGATCCAAGTATTGAAGTGTTCAAGGTAGACAAGAACTCGGCTGTGTTAAATGCTATTAGTCAACTAAGTAAACGAGTTGGAGTAATCAAGCGTGTTGTTAAGGCGTATGTTTTAGATTCAGCCCACTCAAGGTGGGAGGTAAAGATATGATTAAGCGCACGCTGCGCACTGATCACAAGGCCAGTGGAACTAATGTCAACTATGATAACAGACGCATTAAATTTTAATGGGACTTCAGACGAAAGGGAGGAAAAGACAATGGATAAGGAAACGGTAGATAGAGTAAAGAAAGAAGCAGAAGCAGCGTATGTAGTCTATATAGAGTTAAAAAAAGCCTACGATGCAGCGAGTGAGAAGTATCTTAAGCTTAATAGGCGGTTTCAGGCCTTCGATTACGAGTTGGCCTTAACAGACGGTCGGCTGAAGGTTATCAAGATAGCCGCTCCAAAGGAGGTCAAACCTGCTACGTTGTCACTGAGTCAGCTTCAAGCTATTGCCGAGGCACTTGGCATCAAACTTGATCCGAGCCAGGAGGATAACAAGAGTATTGAGGAAGAAGATGCGAATGAAGAAACTATTTAACCTAACTCATATCATAGCGGCTTTTGCAATAGGTTATTTTGCAGCTATGTTCATCGCTTACTTATTATGGAGGTAGTTATGAAGTACAAAATAAATTGTGTAGGGAATGAGAAGATACCTATAATTAAACTTGTTAGATTATTTACAGCGTTCGGTCTTAAAGAGTCAAAAGATCTAACAGAAGAGAATATTCTTCCATCTATAGGTTTTAACTATAGATTTACATTAATTGTAGATGAAGTCCAACTTGGTCGATATCTAATACATAAAGAACTTGGACATCTCATGAGTAATACTGCCGAAGTTGACTCTATTGAAGAAATATCACCTTTAACTGGAATAGATATATCTGGAGATAACTAATGGCTAATAAAGATAAGTCATGGAAGGGTAGAGAACATCTATTTACCTCATCTAACATTACAAAACTTGAATTCATTTGTAAGTGTGAGAAAAGATGTTCGAGGAAGCTGACTATAAGATTAAGGTCAAAGAAGTCAAAGCATGGAAAGGTAGTTTGGTTGGTTAAAGATGGTAAACCTGTATAAATACAGTCAGATGAAAGGAGTAAGTAAAGATGCCTTACACACCTATGACGTTGGAAGAACTTAAAGCCAAGCAGAAGATCGTAGACAATAAACTCGCTAATACTCCACCGAGTCACCTACATCGTATTAGAGGACAGTGGATTAAAACTCGCTCACACAAACCTTGGTTTAGTCCGAAGGTTGAGGATTCATCTGGAGATAAATGTACACAATAACCCGTTGACATTTACCATATAGGTCTGGTATGATGTAAACATTCAAGACACATTAATTATTAATGCAACTCAGGCAATGAAAGGAGAGTGAAGATGATGCGTTAACTATTCATTTTAAGCGGAGTTGTTTGTGTTCCATTCCTATTAACCCTTAAACAAGAAAAGGAGAATCATCATGAGTAAGACTTTAACAGTTCAGGCCACAGTTCCGGAAAAGAAAGATGCACAAGGTGTAGTAACGCAGGTTCAGGTTGGTCCTTTCTCCATCAACATCGAAGCAGCAGGTTCTGCCCAGGAAGCAATCGAGATGTACGGTGATGCTTCTGTGCTCTCCAATGCCCTGGCCAACTGGACCGTTACGCTTCAGTCTAATATGCGTAGTCAGATGAAGAAAGGCGCTACGGTTGAAGCTATTCAGACCGCTTTGGCCACTGCCAAGATGGGCGTCGCTGCTTCCGGCGTCAAAGTCGATCCGGTCCAGGCTTACCTCGCAATGTTCCAGTCTGCTACGCCTGAGAAGCAGAAAGAGATGTTGGCTGAGTTGCGGAACAAAGCAGCGAAGTAATCGGCCCGCTTATCATTGCCGGCTGATAGAACCCTCCAGAGTTTTTGTTGATGCCTCAACTCTTCTCTGGAGGGATTCTTTTCAACTTACAATGTACCATGTGAGATGTCTTTGAAAATTGGTGATAGTGTCAAATCCAGCGGGTTGATAAAACTTGGACGGTTTGAAGAAGCTAAGAGCTTTCAAATGGCACTATTATCTTTAACTAATGAAAGGAGCAAAAGCTAAATGAAAACTTACAAGGATCAATTAAGAACCTTATCAGAAGAGCAACTAAGACAAAGAATCGAAACACAAAGACAAAAGATACGACTACTCCAGCGTGACTTGGCTACAATGAAGGATGTTCTCCTAGAAGAGTATGATGGAAAGGAGACTATCTAATGCCAGACTATCAACGCTGGAAGAATATCATGAAATGTTATCCGTTCTCTACTGAGCGTTTAGCTAAATGGAATCCTCCGTATATAGTTCAGCCAAAGTATGACGGAGATCGTTGTAGAGCTATTCCGCTTCAAACTGGTATCAATGGAGATGAGTATCTTCTGGTCTCCAGCGAAGAAAACATCTTCTTCTCCGTCCCTCACATTAACGCAGAGTTCAGCCGCTTGAAGCTTAATGCCGAACTTGATGGTGAACTATACTGTCACGGCATGTCACATGAGCAGATTCATGGCATAGTCTCGCGCACAGTAAACTTCCACCAAGATTCTCGTGCGATACAGTTTCATCTCTTTGATATAATCAACGATCAACCTCAGATGAAACGTCAACTAATCATCGAGAACTTACGTGGTCTCTCGCCTTGGATCATAGTTACGCCATTCTATATGTGTGAATCCTTGGACGACGTCCTCCGTGCTTACGATAAGATAATCGAGCAAGGTTACGAAGGCATAATCGTAAGAGATGTCACTGCACCTTACGTCCGCAAGCGGTCGACTCAGGTTATGAAATTCAAGCCGAAGCAAGAGGACGAATATGAAATAGTTGGTAGTCAAGAGGAAATCGACATCTATGGAACACCCAAGAATGCTCTTGGTTCTTTGATTTGCAAGTCTAACGACGGAAACTTATTTAACGTAGGTACAGGATTTACCGCTGACAGACGTCGAGAACTATGGGATATTAGAGGGATTTTACCAGGGATGAAGGCAAAGGTCAAGTATCAGCATATAACTACAGGAAACAAAGTTCCACGTTTTCCTGTGTTCGTAGAGATAACGAAATAAGTTCCATTAATTATTAATGGGACTATTAACCAAAGGAGAAAGACTATGAAAAACTGCGAAATCTGTGACGAGGAGTATGAGGAGACCGAGTTAACCGAATACAAGGGTGAACTTCTATGTGAAAGCTGTCTTGACTTTGTACAAAATGAAGAGGAGGAAGAAGGATGAAAAGAGAATTCTTTATTGCAGGTGTTCAATTCAGGCCCCAAACCGAGATTAGAGCCACAGCGAGTGTGTTGAAAGCAGGTCATGTTCTCCTTCTCGAACCTGAACCTACTAACCGATTCGATCCTAATGCAGTTAAGATCATTTACCCTGAAGAGCAAATCTTCCTCGGCTACGTTCCGAAGAAGTTCTCCTCCGAAGTATCTGGCCTACTCGAAGGTGGAATTGACCTCGAGTGCATCGTTAAGACTGTCGATCCCAAGGCCAAAACCTACGAGATGTTCTCTGTGGTGGTTAAGGAAGTGTCTGAAATCGAAGAAGTAATCAACGAGTTTGGAACGGTGGAAGAAATAGAAGGTTTAAACGATGAAGATAATGACTACGAAACCGAGTCAGACGTTAGAGGTTAATGATCCTTACCGCACCCACAAGGCTACTTGCTCTGACTGCCAAAAAGGTAGTCAATGTCAAGTAGCCCATAACTTATTATTAACCCTGGCTGGATGGAAACAGGAGAAAAAGAATGAAGAACCTATACTGCGCCCAGTGTCATCTGAAACTGAAGATGTACAGGAAGGCCTTGCCAAAGTATGCAAGTATTGTTGAGTTGGTAGAGCCTCATACTTGTTTGACCGAAGCAGTCGACTTCGACTTGAGTCCGAGTGAGGTGCCAATCTATACTCCCAAGACTCCTGTTGAATCTTTACCTAAGTTCGGCATGGCTTCAACGTCCAACTTACGCGATCGTCGCTATGAACCTGAACCTGACATCAAGTCAATCGCACCTGACTCGATACGTTCTATGATTGACTCTATGTCCAACTCTCAACCGTCTAAGCCCTTAAC